CATATTATTAAGAGTTTCAGTTACTATAATAAAATATATTAAGCGGATAACACCGTAAAAGAAAGGAGTTGATAAACTATGACACAAGCAGAAAGAGGCCACGTAGCCTATAAAAAAGAAACAACCTGGGGAACGGTAGCAGAACCGGCTACTAAAGTATTAACCATGAACAGCGAAGCCATAATTCAGAATATCGAAGAAATATTATCAAAGGCACATCGCAGGGTACTTGACGAACCCGCATCATATCAGGGATTAAAAACATTTGGCGGACCATTAGATATTGAAGTGCATCCGGATAATTTTGGTGATATATTAAGATCCGTTATCTGGGATCCTGTTACCGGATGGGCAGCTAGAACAGTTGTAGTATTAGATGATTGCGAAACTAACTGGGTTAGTCATGTAGAATGTATTTGTGAATTAGATACTGTAGATTATAAGACGGGGTCAAAATCAGTAAAAATACATGTACCCGCAGATGTAGCATTAACAACAATAATCGCCACTAGAGATTTTGCAGCCGTAGATATGTCAGATGATGACGAGGTTATTATATGGATTAAATCAAGCGTAAATACTAACGCCGGAGATCTTAAATTTGCATTAGATGAAGATGCGGCTTGTGCTTCCCCGGTTGAATCCCTTTCTATAGATGCTTTAACAGCAGGAGTATGGAAAGAAGTTACTTTAACTATAGCCGGTGGAGCCACAGAAGATGCCGTAATAAGTATAGGAATAGAAATGGATCAAGACCTGGGTGAATTTGATATGAATATTGATGATGTCCGTAGGGTTGATACCACAGGGGCAGCGGCAGCAGCAGCAAAGGATCATGTATTTACCCCATCACAAGACGATTTTGCTGACGGTGATGCAGTAAAAAGATGTCCATTATATCCTTATACTCTAGAACTTCATAGAGATCAAGCGGCAGCAGAAGCATTTCAGCTTATAGGCGCAGTAGTAAATACACTTAACTTAAAATTCGGGGTGGATCAAAAGATACTAACAGCGACAGCCGGGATATTAGCCAAAGATGCTAACCGTATTACAAAAACTGCGGTAGCTTTTCCAACTACAAGTCCATTCAGATGGTCGCAGGCAGTTGTCGAAATTGGCGGGGTAGCTACTAACATATTAGAAAGCATTGAAATAAACATTGATAATAAACTAGTCGGGATCCCATCATTGAACAATACTGATATTATTAGAAAATTCTACCGAAGCGGACCGAGAACGGTTGATATTAGTTTCGTAACTGATTTTGCTGATCAGGTAGAATATGATTTATTTGTAGCCGGAACTGAACAGACACTACAAATAGTATTTACCGGAGCCAATATTGTTGGTGATACTGGATTTCAAAATACATTCACATTAGATTTCCCGAAATTCAGATATTTAACCTATCCAATAGCTAACCCTGGAACTGGCAGAATAACCGTAGCAGTTACCGGAAAAGCCAAATATTCAGTCGCAGATGCTTATTCGCATAAATTGACATTAAGAAATGTTACAGCAGATTATTAAAAAAATAAGAAAGGAAAAGAAAATGGCAAAGATTAAGATCGGAAAAGTAGAGTATAAAGTTGGTCTTTTAAGTGCTTACGATTTAGATATTATAAATGAGGGATATGAAGGCAAGAAATTATCTAAACTAAAACAATCTTTCACTATATATCTTTATACCGTAAAACTATACAATCCTGAAATAAAAATAACCTTAGAAGAATTTATGAAGTCCTGCCCATTAGATGAAATTAAAAAAGTATGCGATGAATTCAACGAGGTAACCGGGGTAAATTTTATAGCTCAGGCGAAGATATAGTTGAATTATTCGCCTTTGTTTATGGCTGGGAATATGAAAAAATAATGAAAATACCCTTAAATGTTCTGGGCAAATTAAGAGAACACACAATAGAACATTACAAGAGAAAGATATTAACACAAGAATTAATTATTAAATACATAGGTGGTGATAGTATAATTGGCAGTAGATGAGTTAAAGGTTAAAGTTACCGGTGATACTTCCGGGTTAAAAGGTGCACTCGATAAAGCGGGCGGAATAGTTACTGGCTTTTCTACTAAAATTAGTAGCATAGGAAAGTCTGCTGCTATTGGTGGCGCTGCCGTTACTACTGCCATTGTAAAAACATTTAAAGATTTTACTGCTTATGAAACAAAACTTACCGATATGGCCAAAGTTACCGACCAATCATTTGAAGATATTGAGGACAGTATAAAAGGCATTGATCCAATATTAGGGAATAGCACCGAACTTTTAGAAGGCTATTATAATGTAATTTCAGCAGGGGTAACAGATCCAATAGAAGCACTTGACCTTTTGACGACTGCTTTTGAAACTGGAAAAGCTGCACATGTAGAGCAAGCTTCGGTTGTTGAAGGCATAACAAAAATGATGGCTGGATTTGAAGGTGTTATTGAAAGTGCCAGCGAAGCAGCGGATTTAATGTTTAGCATAGAAAAATCAGGGCAAACAACCGTTGCCGCTTTAATTCCAGTTATTGGTGGCTTGGCAAAGATGTCATCCGATTTAGCTATATTACCACAAGAAATGGCGGCTTCTGTAGCCGTTGTTACCAAAACAGCAGGATCTACAGCAGAAGCAGCTACCCAATATCAAGCAATATTATCCGGACTAATGAAACCAACAGCAGCTATGACAGATGCTTTTAAGGCCATTGGTGAAAATATTCGTGGAGTTGGTGAAGGATATGTATATGCTGGGGAAATGATTAAAGATTTAGGGTTTACGGATGCCATGAAAGCAATACAGGAACATTCAGACGCAGCAGGTGTAAGTATAGCTGATTTATTCGGTAGAAAAGAAGCCATGATAGGATTTTCCGCTTTAGGCGCAGAAGGTTTTAGAACATTAGATGAAACTATTGTCGCAGTTACCGAGGGGGTAGGTGGGGCCCAAAAAGCATTTGATGAATGGAGTGAAACAGGTGCAGCAGCTATAGATGGAATGCAAAATTCTTTCTCTAATCTTTCTGTCGCATTTGGAAATACCTTTGCACCAATGGTTCAGGGATTTATTGATAAAATAGCGGAGATGCTACCAAAAATACAAGAATGGGTTGAAAGTCATAAACCTTTAGTAGAAGCTATAGGAAAAATAGGTGTGGCTTTGGCAGTAGGCGGACCGGTTTTGATCGGATTAGGTTTCCTTGTTACAGCTATTACCGCAATCATATCTCCTGTAGGCTTGGTTGTAATAGCGATAGCCGCTTTAGGTGTAGCTTGGGCTACAAATTTTCTAGGCATAAAAGATATAGCCAAAAAAGTTATTGATTATGTAATAGGAGCATTCAATAAATTAATAGCTGCTTTAGGCGGAATAAAAGATAAAATAATATCAATAATTAATAGTGTTAAGCAAGCATTAGCAAATCTTAAAAATGTAGGGGTTGGAAATGTTAATGTTCAGGCAAGTATAACACAGGCAACAGGGGGATCGAGTGATAACCAGCTATTAGTTAATGCAGCTGGCGCGGGTGCTTTTCATTCAACCGGAATAGATTATGTTCCTAGAAAAGCATTTTATGGACTGGATCCAGGCGAAAAAGTATTAACAGCTTCGGAAGCTAAAAGTTATGATCAATCATCTTCATATTCCCCAACTGTACATGTAACAGTTCAGGGTGATGGGGATGCGGATAAAATTAAACAGGCAGTCAACCAGGCACTCAATGAAGCAGGAAGAAAGTTTAAAAAAAGAGGTAACGAATATGCCTTCGGAATGTAGGAGGTTATTATGGCAGAAGGTACAATAGCAATAGGCGCGACTACATTAGATACACCGGCTGGATATACTCACCATCCAATAAAATTTCAGACATATAGATATTCTCTTAATGGTTCACTTATTGTAAATCGAAGTGTTACACCAGAAGATCAGCCAGTCGATAAATACACCTTCGAAATAACCGATATAGTAAACAGTAAATTAAGGGAACTTGAAGCAGAATTCAAGCATATTGGAAATCTTGATTATATAGATTATATTCAAATTCAAGAAGTATTATCAGGTGATGGAGAAACAACCACATTCTACACGAAAAGAAGGATGTCAGCAGATACACCGGTTCCGGTGGTTACCCTGGGCGGAGTTGCTAAAACTGAAACCGTAAATAATTTAACTGATCCGGCAGCCGGTAATGTATATATTAAAGCTGATGTTGATGGTAGGGCAAGATTTATATTTGGTGATATTCCGCCTGATGTCGATAATAATATT